TTCTGTTTCACTCCAATATTTAGCTGGTTTAAAATCTGTCCCACTGCCCTTACCTAGTTTAAGCGCTGCTGGGACTGTGAATGTTCTATGAGTTCCAAATACATCGCGGACCGTAACAGGAATCTCCATGCAGCCCCTGACTTGATCTGCAAGATCTGATCTTCCTTCTTTATACGAGAAGAGGATCGAATCGTGAATCTGAGCATGAAGCCTGAAACACTCCGCATTCGGTAGTGCAATTTCATAAAACACTTTCATCCAAGCTTCATTAAGTGTTCTTGCATTAAGTGATTGAGGGCAGTGAGCGACATACGCATTGAGATCAAGCTTATTCTTATCTGGCTTTCCAAAGCAATATCGTGTCAAGTCCCCTTGCTCAATGTACTCTCTAGCATCGAAATGTTTGAGATTATATTCTGTGTGATGATATGCACGGCTAGTGAGCTTGCGGGATATTCCAACTTCATTAATGACTGAGACATAGTAATCCTTCTTGATTCCTGGATAAGTTTCATGGAACCGATCCAGAAGATATGCAGCTACTTGACGAGGAGACCAATGAGTTGGGAGATTGAGCAATCGTTGTGCCATCCAGATGTTTGCTAAACCCATGGTCTCAACTAACATGTCTGGTCCCATGTTATAGTTAGCTCCATGGTTTGTCCGTTTGGAGAGATCTCTAAGTGGCTTGTCTTTGGTTTTTCGCTTCGCATCATCATAAATTGAATCATAAGAGCGACCAAAGAATGCTGCAGCGTTAACAGAGTGAAAATCTTTTGTTCCTGTAACTGCCACAATGAGTGCTTCATCTCCAGATATATAAGCCGTATCTCTTGACTCAGCCTGTTCCAGATCGCACTCTCCAAAGTTAAATCCCTCCACCGCACAAATTGTTTGCTTGACAGTGACACCGACAGGGATGTTGTGAATCTGAAGTCCTGTCCAGAAATGGTGCTCTCTAGAAGCCAATCTTCCTGTGTCAGTTCCGTGCGGATTGAGAGCATAGAGGACGAATCCTCGAAACTCCTTGGCTCCTTTTTCTCCTTTATGCATACCGGAGGCGACAGCATCTTCTTCTGTGCGGAGATAGTTTGAGCGAAGTTTTCGCAGGCCGCGAATTGATGTAGCATCCTCATCTTTTCGATTCGATACGAGAGAGAGGATTCTATGATTGAGGGGGTGGCGGACTTTAGCTTTGGCAACTTCGTTTACTCCAGATGAGGTGATATCTTTACATCCGAGAATCTCAAGGAGTTTTACAACTTGCTGGGGAGATCCAGGATTGAAAGTTGAGGAACCAACCATACGTTGCAATGATGCGAGCATCTCAGCTTCTTGCTTGTCTACCTGAGCTCGGGCTCCTGCCATCCTCTCAGTGTCTCGTTTCAGTCCTGTCATTTCTGCAAGCAAGCACGGGAACACAAGTGGGAACTCTAGTGTATAGTTCCGTTTGGCCCAGTCGGAAGATTGGAGGAGTTGTTGAATCCAGACATTTGCTGTGGCCCAGGTGTCGAGGCCATTGTACTTATAGTACTCAAAAAGATCATTTGTTTCCGCCAGATCCTTCCAGTATACCACCTTTCGTAGAAAGAAGGCATTAAGGAAAGCAAGATCCTTTGGTAGTTCGGAATACCAACTGTGCATGAAATGTGCAGTGTCCCAGATCCAGTTTCTAGGAGGTGCATTGTATGAAAGTAGATAGGAGCAATCGTATTTTCCGTTTTGGAAAATTTTCTGAATTGGGAGCTCATTGATTTTCCTTAACCAACTGAGAGCAAATGAACTATCAAGGGGAAGAACGTAAGTGCGAGTAGATATGTGTCCAGAAGCAGAAATAAATACACCAGTAAATCCCACGCATCGAATGGAAAGAGGATTCTTAAACGTTTCGATATCTTCTGCAATGGCATAAGACGAGGCGAGGTCATGGTATATTTCCTCTACATTAGTTGCAGTTACAAGAGTCCAGGAGAAATCGGTGGGTTCGGTCCAGGCTTGAGGAGCTGTAACTTTCGAAATAAATCTTCGAGCAATGAAACTTCCGTAGGGAACAGTGAATAACTGCTTGAGGGGGGCAATGAATACAATTTCGAGTCCACGATAACTAAACAAGGACCCAGCGTAGTTAGATAGGGATGGACTAGATACGGAATTTCCTTGGAGTTCAAGAAGTTTACCAAGTATCGTGGTATTTGTGGTGACACAAGAAGTAACTTGCCTGGATTTGCAATAGATTTCAAGGTGCGTAAGTAGCTCGATTTTCTCGGTGACGACAAAAGTGTTGAGTCCATTGAACATACCTTTGAGATGTGGGACGTATTCTTTATCTTCCCATGTGCCGAGAAAGAGACAATTATGTGTCATGGTTGTTTATATTGAGAGACCTTCGAGTTCATCTGCAAAATACCAATCACCCGAGATATTTTGAATGAATTGATGGCGAACAGAATGAAATGTAGCCCAGCCGCGCCTGCGAATTGTGTTGAGATTGAGATATATAAATTTTATGTCTCCAGGAAGATAAGCATAAGCTATAGGTCTGTATACAAGTTTACGCAATGTCATAGCTAGCTCCCTGAGCTGGAGAATAAACGATTGGACCCTCAGAAGATTTCTCCTCCAAAGGTCCAAGGTGTTTACTCGCTTCTTTACATCACCATAAGTTCTACGATATCAGTGTACATCTGAGTCTTCTCTTTATTGCTCCTCTGCTTCGTGACAACGGTAATCGCAAGGTTCTTGCATTCAGCGATCAATTCACGATTAGTCTTCTCACCAAACTTCACACTCAATGCAGTCATCAGCTTTTTAAACTGCCCCTGTCCCATCTCATTGTCGAGCATATAAAGGACATTGGTTTCTGCACCCTTGGCGAGAGCCAGTTGTGTGGAATCTGCCATCTCAAGAGTTTCATCGAGAGTCATCTTGAATTCATAGGCAGGATGGCCATTAACCCAGAGCTTCTTATCAGATGCTTTGTCAATCAGAGTTCCAAGAATTGAATGAGTACCTGCAGGGAATGGCTTGAATTCAGGCATGTCTGCCAGTGCATCAAGAGTACCATCGAGCAGCGAGTTGATATCGAAATCGGACATGATAGTTTCCTATTAATTGATGAGATATTAGAACGGGTTTCTTGCAATGGTTTCTGTATAGAACAGTTCGAGCTTTGAGAGGTTGATTACATTCTCTACTTTCGCATATAGATCCTCCATTGTTGAATCATTGTGAATGAGATAAGTTTGTTGTGGACAGTTCAGATCTATGTCTGCTTCTGAGATATGATTTTGGATGCCCACTTTACCATCAGCACCGGGTCTTGTCAAGTGAATAATGATACCTTTGTTAGATGTGATGTATTCATACTCGTTCTGGAATCGGACATCAGGAATGAGAACAGTATCTTCATCATCGTAGATTCCACCAGATTCAGATGGGATCTTCCCGTCGAGGAGGAGACCTAATCGAGCAATCCAGAAATCAGATCCAATATTTGGCATGAGTTTCTGGAGGGTATCTCTGAACATCTCTGTGCCCACAAATTGAGCAATCTGCCGAGGCGAGATATTCCACATCGAGTTCTTCATTTCCTTTCGGATAGCTGAGTAGAAATCTTCCTCAGGAATACCAAATGCCTCGGCGCACGCTCGTTTCAGTGGAGATGCAAATGATTCTGTGTAACATCTTAGGTATTTTGATGTGATATACGCGGCAATGGAATCTTTTCCTGCACTCGCTTTGCCATGAATACCAATGAGTTGGATTGTCATATATATGTCATCCTTTGGTTTGTCTGCTCAGTTCCATTCTAGCTCTCATCCGCTCCAACGCAGAGAGTGCATTATGAGCTGGAGTATCTTGATTCACTATCGATGATACATGTTTGCTTTCTGTCAGTGCGGTACTATCTCCTTTGAAAATAGGAATGAGGCTTGCGTTTTGTTGAAGCTCAAGCTTGCTACCACTTCTTGATCCGGTAAGGATACTTCCGTTGTATAAAGTCGAAGAGGCGGCGACGTGCTGTTTGTTCTTGACTTCGCAATATATAACTTCGTCAAAATATTTTGCAGTGTTGCGAGAGAAGTTTCTAGTTCCTGCTGTAGGGACAAGTTTTTGTTTTCCATCTTCCATTTCCACTTCTGTTTCATGTGAGATACAAATGACATGATAGCCAGCTTGTTGAATCGAGGAGAGGAATGTATCCATCAACTTACCGAGCTTAGCCCAATCATCATACTCTAGCTTGTAATCATCCGGCTGATGTTTTGTAATAAAAGCAATAGCTGAATTAGTGAGTTGAGTAAGAGAATCGAATACAACAACAGTAGTGAGAGGGAGAGCAGAAGTATGTACGTGAACAGTGGGCGCAGAGTCTTTTCTACATACCATGCATGTAACTTTGCCATGTGCTTCGCAAATATCAATTGGACCTCCCTTGACAATTTTGAGACATGTCTCGATTGCGATTGGATAATCTCTTGTATCTGGAAGAGAGATGACTTCGATGCGTGCTTGCTGAACTTCTGGCAGTTGAAACAATGAATCGATACCATTCTCGAGATCGAACCAAAGCAAATCAAATTCTGTTGCTAGTTTACCTGCCAAAAAAGTTTTACCAGATTTTGGTGGACCAAATAAAAGTACTCTATGTGACTTGTTTAGAGATCGAGCAGATAGTTTCATTCAGGACTCCTGTATGCTTGGATATCTATATTAAATTGTGTAATGGTGAAATCAAGGATCCTATATCCTAGCTCTGAGAGATGTACAAATTGTTCTTCATCTATTTTCATCATACCTGCTTGTACTAGTTCATTTGCAATCTTCTGTTTCGTAGCTGAGAGAAGATAGTATTTCTTCACAGCTTGTGAATGTGCGAGCATGAGATCTAGATGGTTTGCATTGAATGTGATGGTGCTCATAGTGTAGTCTTCTTCAGTTGTGTATCTAACAGATCATTAAGAGAGATTTGTATGTCATATACTGTGTGATCTACCTCAGCTTCTGTACAAGGTTTTGTGAGATACTGAGTACTCAATGTGCATACATTAAAATACTCACACTCACGGAAGAAAGAATAGCAACTCTCTCCATGCATTGGATAGACCTGCGCTTCTTCATATAATTTTATTGTTTCGATATCAAGGAGGAGTTCTCGAATCCATAGTGCCCGCTGTAGGAATGTTTTCTCGAACGGGAGGAGTTCGTACTCTTGTTGTTTGGTTTGGTATACGAGATAGAGAACCTCGTAAGATGAGAGCTCTGGATATATCACATCGAGGACGATAGAATATCCAATTGCTTGCGCGCTATTTTTAAATGTCGCAGGATTGAGCGTAGCTGCGCCAGTCGTTTTACATTCGAGGACAATAACTTTTCCTGTAACTCTGTGTTGGAGAACAGCATCTACGTGTCCTCGCAATCTGAAACCATCTGGAAAATTAATTGCAAAGGAGAGCTCTGTTGCAGGTTTTCCATTGTAATATACCAATTCGTAATCTGACAGAAATCCGGCCGCTCGCATGGCCCAGAGTTTCTGGATTGCAAAGATGGCAGACCAGATAGATTTGTTCAGCTTGAGATCGAATGCATTCAGATCAGTGTGCCATCCGAGAAACATCTCCCAGATGATATGTTCTAGAGTTTCACCTCTGAAGATTCCTGCGATCGCTTCTCCAATAACATGGCCATACGCGAACGTAACTGTTGATTTAATGGATTCTTCGGTTCGGAAAGTTGTACGTCTACGGTAGAGTTCGAACTTTCTGGGGCACGAATGGAGGGTGAGAAGTGAAGAATAGGAGAGTTGCCTGACTCGATAGTCAATCGATCCAGTATATCCTGGCTCATTCCAAGACACGCCATTATTCGGAGTACCGAGGACATCGAGATCGTTGAGAGGATTTCCGATACCATCTCCGCCATATGAAACGTTTGATGATAGGAAATCTTCGAGGGAAAATTCTGTATTAGACATAAGATGATCTCTTTATCATATACCTCATTGTGTACTCCGCCGATTGATTGACAATCTAACCAATGCCAGAATGGATAGAAAGTTCTCCGATCCCAAGAAGACAAAAAAGCCCGTAGAACACAGGCTTCTTCTTTGGTGAGAGGAGGATTTAGAGAGCAGGCATTGATTTGAAGCTGTTCCAGTTGGAGTATATAATTATTACTGCAATAGGAAGACGCTTGAGGTTTGTCCAGTTGGTTGGATTGGCATCGCGAGAGAATTTGATTCCAGGGATGAAGAGTTGGTTCACAGCGGAGGAATAGCGAGGATCAGATAACTCAACAAGTGGAGTATTCATGCGCCGCGCCTATGATTGGAAATCGGATCAAGATTCATTCCCTTGGATGGATTAGTTTGACGAAGCATGATTCTTTTCGACTCAAGCCTACGCCTTTTATACGCTGAGAAAGATTCATCGAGACCGCGCTCTGGAGTATGTACATTAGGCATGGTTAAAAAGCATCCGTTGAGTTAAGTTTCGCTTTCAAAGCTTTCGTAGGTGCAGATTTCGTAGCAGCTGCTGCAAATTCTACACCAGTTTGTATCTTGAGACCAGATACAACTATTGCAATCTCATCCTCAGTCATGAGAGTTACCTGCTCAGGATATTTGGAGAGAGTTGTATGGATTTCTCGGAGAAGAATTGGTAGGCGAGGATGGCGATCGAGAATGGTTTGCTGGAGAGCAAGACATTTCTCGCGCAGTTCAAATCCTAGGGCTGGTGCTTCACTCATATCACTTATACTCCTTAGTTCCGATCGCAGCGAACTCTACTTGAGTGTACCTGAGTTGAGCTGAGATGTCTGAGATTGTAGGGGGAGGTGGAGTGTATGGGAGAAGTGTGAGTGTGAGGACAGAATCAACTATGAATTTTGTGAGGAATTCCATTGTGTTCTCCTATGCCATTGAATGCCAAGATTTGAGACGATCTCTCTTTTTCATTGTACGATTAAGAATATCACGATAATTGAGATTGAATCTCTCCATCACAAGATCTATACAAGCTTCTACATCTGCAATTTCTTCTTCAAGCCACACACGATTTGATTTCCCTGTGATTGGCTCTGACTCATCTATACCTTGGATGAGGCATCTGGAAACTGCAGCTGTAAGTTCCCCAAGCTCTTCCAATAACTTACCGAGATGTTTGACATCTACTGGATTAGACATTGGATGCCAAGGATTCACAATTGGATTGATCTGATCACTCATGTGAGCCCCAACTTATCTGCAATCCATTCAGAGATCATCATTGTATCTTCACCCTCTGAGTGAGGATCAGTGAATCGTTTCTCAGTTTGAGAGAATGGAATCCACTTATCAACGGCATCGATCTCTTCTCCACCTACATCGATGATACGGAATTGTACAGCTTTCTCAGTTTCTCTGAGAGTTGTACCTTTGATGGAGATATAAGTTGTAGAGCGTGTCATGTGGATGGCCTCAAAAATCTTTCGCAGTGTATGTTTTGGGAGGAGACTTGAGTTCTAGAAAAAATGTGAGGATCGAATGTTGTCGAGCATGAGAGAGGAGAGCTCTGTTAGGTTCTATTTGTAGCTTGAATCCTATGTCGAGCCACTTACGTTTCTTAACTGCTTTAATAATTCTAGGGTGAAGAGCTTTATTGGCAGTTACGGATACCCGTTTATCTGCTTTTAATTTCTCCCATAAGGGCTTATACATTGACTCTTCATACTGACTCATATAGGTGTACACTGGCCGATTACTAGTATTCCAACTAAACATTCCTCGGATTTCCTTGGAGTTATCCGTACTGGATTCGACCCCAGCTGTACACGTGCTGCTATAGTTGGTATCGTTTTAACTCTTACCCATTGGTTATCGAGTTCCAATGCACACCTATATAAACCAATCAATCTATCTCCCATACTCTATACTCATACTGATATCTACTAGCCACTCCCCAGAACTTGGAGTATTTTATGCTTAGATCTTCCAGAAACTAGATGTTGGCACGCCTAGTAGGGAGGACTCTGAAAGTTACCATCTAATAGACATCAGTATGAGCAGGCAGTTTATACTCATGCCTAGGAGATGTGACGCGGGTTTAGTTCGTTAACTGTGTCAATCCCGCGAATTCTTTACAGATTCTCAACCAATTTCTGGACATCATCTGCGCCCAGGTACGTATCAACCTTCTTGAGTAGAAGTTCAAGGATTTCCGAGAACTGTTCTGCATTCTTGGAATGTTCCATGTACAAACCAAGCTGTTCCTTCAGCTTCGCAAGCACATCCTTGTTGGTTTTCACAATCGAGAACTTCTTCAGGAAAACGATCGTTGCATTGGCAACAGCTTCTGCAGACTTCGCAGTAACTCCAGGCATGACTTCCTGATAATCCTTGGCAAAAGCTTCCCAAGTTTCCGTATCAATCGTAGATGCACGACGATCTTCGCGAGGCTGATTGGCAATTGCTTCCCAAGAATACTTCGGGAGAGTTGCAATAACCTCACCCTTCTCATCCTTGAGTTGGAGAGTAGCTGCATCGAAAGTTGCTTGAGCATACTTCTCATCTTCGGCAACATCAGCTGCAATTGCAGAGCGAACCGTGTCAGAGATTGCATCTTTCAGAAGTTCAAGACCTTTGCCACCCTTTTCGAGGATTGCAATGATACCTTCAACCGAAGGAACATAAGCCTTGAGTTCAACGTTTGCACGCTGATTGCCGAGCTTATCTTTCTTAAAACGGAACTTGAAATCAGTTGCATCAACGGTTTTATCAAAATTTGCTTGGATTGCTGGAGTGCCAGCGATTGCAGCAGTTGCAGTAGCAGTAGTGTCGTTCATGGTGTATTGCCGGGATACGGCGATTAGTTTGTGGAGGATTGGTTTGCATTTCTGATCGGGGCAAACCTAACCGATGGAAGGGATAATACAGGAGGCCGAGAAGTTTGTCAAGGGGCCCCGCTCAATCTAAGTTAGGTATGCTTTAAACATTCCATCCTTTTCCATGTTTGTGGAGAAACTCCGCATACCAACTGTAGTAAGTATCTTTTGGTTGTTGTCCTGGAGTACCGTTATGTAGGAGCCAAAGGCTTAGAACGGAGAGTTTGACTGAGAAATATGGATTCTGTGGCTCGCTCTGCTGTGAGATTCCAGACTTCTTTGTAGGTTGCTGAGAGTCGAACCCAATCTGGTTCTGGGATATTTTCTGGGAACTTTTCTTCCCAGGCTTCACAGTGGATGTTGTAGAGTTCTTGGCCATTCATGTGATCTCCTTGGGAGCATTTCTCTCTTTGGTTTCTTCAATTTGTTCAATATAAATCTTTTTAGCAATAGCTACAACTTCACTATCAAAAGGACATCCATCAGTTGGTTTAAGAGAGAATATAAAATTAAGAATTGCTTGCGCCATTTTAAACGTGTCTACAGAATGCATGTGATCTCCTTTAGATTTTATCAACCCAGCCCATCAATTTGAATTTGAAGAAGTCACCTATTTTGGCAGCAACTTCACAATTAGCTCTGTCTTTGCCATAAGTGGTGACATGTTCACCTTTGTCTATCGCACGAGCAACGATGATTACTTGATCATAACCATATCGCTTAGCTATATCGCCTGCAGCAGAAATTGGAATTGGAATCATAGCTTGAATCCTTCAGTTAGTTTACCTTTGAACACTTCAGCTTTCTCTTCCAAAGTGTCACCTTTAACTCTCTGGCTCTGTATTCCTTTCACAAAAGTTTCGGGCTCACAGATAACATACAACTCTTCCCTTGCCCGAGTAACAGCCGTGTATAGTAATTCCCTTTGGAGCATTGTTGCGTGACTTTGATGACAAACGAAGAACACTTTCCTCCACTCAGAACCTTGACTCTTATGGACTGTGAGCGCGTAACCAAGGAGGAGTGCATTTATGTCACCTGCGGAATTGATTCTTACTGTTGCATCAGAATCATTCATTCGGAGTACAATGATATGAGATGCTTGATTAACTCGATCTTCTCCAGAAGCAGCTGATGCTACTTGGGAAAGGAGAAAATCGACATCAGTGTCGTCATCCACATTCTGTGCGGATCCATAGTTCGAATCGTGTCCCCAGTAATCCATTGTACGTGATTCCATCGCAGGATCGACTCCGGAATATGCAGGATTCGATTCGATTGAAAGGATTGTTGCATCTTCCTTATCGTAGAGAACTTTATCTCCAGGAGAGAGGTAGATTTTGTTGAATCCTGCAACAATTTCATAGACATAATCTCCTCGCTTGTGAGCCAGATGATTGGCGATGATTTTATTCAGCTCATCTGTACCGAATTGTTTATTGAATGGAATGAGGATCATGTCCTCGGCTGGATCGTAGACATTGTTATCTGAGGCTGCTGTGAAAAACATGCCTGCTGTTTGTAAGGCATTGGTTGCATCGATCTTTTTCTTCCAAGGATGAATGGTTAGTTGTCCTGGGAATTTCCATTTGGGGAATTCTTCTGGCGAGATAGCTTTACCAGATAAAATACGATGTGCCAACGAAATAATCGGACTCTCCAAAGCCTGCCTATATACATCGGTGAGCTCAACAACAGGAAGTTCCAGAAGTTTGAATCCCAAGATTGCTGGCCCAAACACTGGAGGAAGCTGCTGGATATCTCCAAGAAAGATAAACTGTGGGGTATGTGGACATGCATTTGAGAGCTCCTTGTATAGATCAGTTCCAAGCATCGATCCTTCTTCCACAATTATAGTGTGGATCGAGGCAGGTAATGGATGAGATGCGTGTCGAGTTGCCTCAAATTGCATCTTAGTTTTCGTCTCACCGCTGACTGAATCTTGCACCTCGTAATATACAGGTTGGTATTCTAGGAGCTTGTGGATAGTGATGCAATTGTTTTGCATTTCTTCTGGCACGTTGCGACGGATGTTTGCAACTGCTCTACGTGTATATGCACATACGACAATTCCTGGAGTATCTGATTGCAAATGTTTATGTCCATCTGCTGAAAGCTTTCCAACTTGTCCTGTAGAGATGAGAGATTTGATAACGCCTTTTTGGCACGTCGTCTTACCTGTTCCTGCTGCCCCAATAAGAACTGCAGATTTGCCCTGAGTTCCAGCAATGTCGATAAAGGAAGATTGTTTCGAGTTGTAGATGATTTCGTTGCCATATTTGTCCGTAATGATGTCATTGCGAATAGTGGGTTTGGATGATTCGGAATTGATCTGTTCAGCTGTTTCAGAGTTGGGAGAGATAGGAGGTATATCTGCTCCGGAGTCAGGATTGTTACCATTTGGATCTATCCTGGTTGCGAGAGATTCTACATCTACACCGATGTCAGTGATTTGGGAATCCTGGCCGCGTGCCATTGATTGCCTGAGTCGAGCAATTTTGGATGCTAGAGATTCACCACTTGGAAATTGATCTTTCCATGAAGGTGCTGAGAGATTGATTGGTTTGATTGGTTTGATTGGCGTAGATTCATCAATCACAATACCATTGGAGAGAGAAGATTTCGGCGATCCTATGGCTAGGCTCTCTGCGTTCGCCATTTGGAGAATCCTGGAAGCTTCATTCCTTGCTTTTAATGCAGCAGTTAAAGCGGCGAGTTTATCACTCATTTGATTGGCCTTTCTCTGAATTCTTGGAATCTCTGATGGACGCATCTCACCAGATCTTGGTTATACAATGTAGGTACTTTGACGATGAGATACATCCAATTACCAACCTTGTGTTTTGGTACCCAAGCTAAGAATTCCATCAGATCAATATCTTTGGGGAACCAAGATGGTTGGGAGAAATTGTAATCTTGGATACCTCGGATTAGATCAGGAATTGTTTGTCCCTGAGCTGGATAATCTATACCATTACTCATACATCGACTCCTTCTTTAGTGTATTTTTTCGCCATATCATAGCGGAATTTCGCTTTCATGTATGCGAATTTAGATGGGTAACTCTCGATTTTTGGTTCATCTAGAGGAGCAGATTGGATAGATGCTCTGAGATTTGCATCCTCTACACTATCGCTGGATGTCAATATCTGGAATGTTGATCTCCTGATATCTAGATCCCCGAGACCTAGGAAATTCTTCTGTCGCTCTCTAGCATGACGGAGAACTTTGAACAGATGATGAGCAAGGATTGGACCTGCTGAGATGTTGATCTCACAATGCTCTATGAGTTCTTCTAGATCTTCTCGATTGATGGAAAAGATCTGTTCTTCCTTGGTACAGCGGATGATTATCTCTTTCCAGTAATCTGAGATGGTGAGCTGTTTGCCTGTGATTCTCGAAATGGTTTGAGATGCAGGAAACTCTCCAGCAATTGCTGCCCAATCTGCAATCGATGCCGCATAGGATGCAATTGGTCGGTGAGGAGATTTAATCAATCTCTCTATCGCATGCTCTCTACGGATCAGATCTTGGGATTCATGGACAGATTTATAACCATCCAGGAAATCTTGGTAAGCTTCTTTCCAATTTTGAATCCAATGGTGAACATTGTCAAGAGTTCGTGTCTCTGGTGAGATCACATACCTAGGAAACACTACTGCAGGATTCATTACAGTATTGAGTCTGATGATTGTTTTCATCAGAGGTTCCATATTTTGTGCGATCAGAGAATCTGTGCGATCGGTGCGGATTGCAGGTACACGGAATTCGATTAGATCAGATGAGTTAAGAGTTGCAAGGAAGAGTAGGTAAGAATCAATCGGTGTGAGTTCAGATGCTGACCATTTGCCTATGTATGAGAGAAGCTTCTTCTGGGGTAGATTGAAGATTGGATGGTAAGCTTCTCTTGAGAACAGTGAGGCAGGGAAATGATCGCATGTGAACTCAATGGATGAGTATGCACATAAGATTTTCACTCAAAGTTCTCCAATTACAGTGATTGTGTCATGTGTAGATATAAAAATTAGATCAGCGAGTCCATACTCTTGTTCGACTCTGACGAGAATTATATTGTTATCATCATTGTAAGGAAGAATTTTCTCTAAAACTAATCCTATTTTGTCCTCCATACCTCCATACATATAAGTTGATATACAAACTATATCGTCAACTTTCACTCTCATCAGAGTTCTCCAATATATGTTATTTCACCTATATCTGCACATACGATCATTGTACCGTCACCGTCGATTAGATTATTTCGGTGATCGTCATTTGGGAGACATCGGATGACATAACCATGGTCTGCCAATTGTTGGATTACAAGAGCAATGGTGTTGTGGTAACCTGCGAAATTCCAACAGATTACATCGTCTGGTTTGGGAACATATGAGGATGTTTCAGTGTTCATAGTATCAATCTCTCCATAGAATAGTTACTGATCGATCAGGATTGATTACGATCTCTTCGGGTACAATCATCTCAGTCTCTAGATACTCAATTGCATCTGCTCGATGAGAGAATACTTTCCGATTCATTGTATGTGGGAACTTAGTCATTGTGAGCGTGGATTGTTTCAGAATCGGCCGCGGTCCTGTGTAGAGTTCTAGGAAACCTGATGGTGTGAAATCAGATGATTGTTCCATAATTACCAACATTCTTTTATATACTCAATTTGAGCAGCTACAGATTCTAATTGATGGGATATATCGATATTCTCTAGTGCAATCTCCCTGAGCTGGAGATATAAATTGCTACGATGTTGTGTGAGATCATAAAGACGTATCTCTTTCTCAGACATCGGAGGTTTAGTGAGCCAAGCAATTGGATTGAATGATGTGATTGAGAATTTCATCTTTACAGTGCTCCTAGATTTTCATACACTTCGGCATGAAGGAAACTCAGTGGCGCATCATTCTCATACACTTTGACTGAGATGTACTCGATTGTATGATACTCATTCCGCTTTTGCACAACTCCAATGATTGGTCCTTGATGTTCTCTACAAATGAAATAGATGTTTGAATAAACAATTACAACATCACCAGGTTCAGCGATCATATCTTTACTCCATCCATTGAGTAAATGTGAGACTCATATCAGACATTGAAAATTCATCATATGCTTGAAGAATCTCAACATCAGTTTTTCCTTCACAAGCTGAAGGATGATCTCGTTTGAGATTGTTAAGAATGTTTTGATTCCATTCTTTGGTTGGGTCGAATCTATCATTCATATCTTTACTCCTTGTGATCGTTCATATTCTCTCTCTTCTTCAGAAGACATTTCATCATTGATATATCTCTGTTGCTGTATCTTATCGTAATCAGCTATTCGTTTCTCTTTAAACCCAAGAGATACATCAAGAGGATCTTTTACAATTACTCCTGAGATTGTATATCCTTCATGGACATCTCTGATGAATTTTGTAAGATATCTGCGAATACCTTGAGAGGATGTCTCTCTACAAATCCATTCGAGTTCTTCAAGAGTGAAGTATGGTCGATACTTTTTAGTACCTTTATTGTTTGCCATAATTACCTCCGACACAGCGCAGATTATATTCTTTCACAAGCTCTTTGATGAGCATGCAGAATTCATCCGGTGTAATTCCTTGATCATCATAATCGAATTTATCTTGCTCCAATCTCACAACCACTGAATGCATGAGTTCATTGAATCTCACACGTGTAAGCCTTGGAAAGAGGATTCGATTTAGAGCGATTGACCAGTTTGAGATATATATATCCATATTAGATTAATCCAATTGAGTTTGCAAATGTCATCAAAGAAAGTTTCAGAAACGATCTAAGGTGACTGTGTGACCGCATGACTGTGGCTACCCCTCCCAGGGTACGCCTACAGGCTGCATGTGTCAAGCTCACTGCATGGACTAATCTAATGTGTATCTTGCTAAGTTATATGTTTCCTAGAATGATAAGCTATCGCTCTTACGGTGTATAAAATACCCCCATTAAAATTTATAAAAACAAATAAGAGAATAGATATATTATTTAATGGAGGGTATAACATTTACAGATGTACATAACATAACTGTGTGTAGGAGAGATTGAAGAGAGACACCCTCAGGCTAGGGAGGGGGCTGGTGTCTCACAGGAACACAGTCACACAGTCATGTTATGATGTTTTTTATTTCAATCCTCGCAACACGAGAGAATTATTCAATTGATAAGTTTCTCCCATGTATTGATCCATTTCTTGTTTCTGTTTGATTCTGAGATCAATCCCACACTTGAGATGTTCTACACATTCAGGGATGTCAGGATACAGGAATGCGCTGAATCTCGGATATTTCTCTCCTACAAGCATACATTCATCTCGATTCTTCTGAGATGCAATCACACCATATTTGATCTCATGTTGATATACATCAGCGTCAGAATCATTTACCCAAATAACTTTATCACCAGTTTTGAACATATCTATATCTCCATGTGTCTGTTCTCTCATCAGCAAGATCGCTGAACAAGACAGACTAGAAACTATCTCTAATCTGTCCTATCAACACCCTGGGGAATCTCAGAGTTCCAACAGTTCCTCAATCTTCGGTTTCACCAACATACCCTTCAAACGATTCACCAGTTTCACTGATGTGTCATCTTCGATACTTACGATTTCCATCGCCTTGAGGAGACCTCGAATCTGAGGTTCTTGGAACATTGCTTTCCCACCAGCGAGAGAGATAACCATTCCACGGTAACCAGACAGATATTTCTCGATCGTAACCATCTGGTCATCATTAGGCTCTGAATCCTTCCCGAATCCGAGCTTCTCTGCGATCACAACTGTGAGATTTCCTGCCATCTGAGAATCGAACCAACCTTGCAGATATTCCTTCGTCAGCCTCCCACCAGTAGATTCTGCCTCAAGGTAGGAAATGCACGAATCAACCGAGATATCATCATCTCCCAGAGCTTCCAATGTGCCATCAGAGCTCTCATACATTGAGCGAAAAATCCCATCCTGTGCATTCTCAAGCATCTGCACAATGTATGGTTGCAACCTCTTGAACTGATCTTCAGTGAACTCCTCAATATAAGGAACTGATGCGCACACAGAAGGAAACTTCGCCGGATTCTTCGTAGTGCTCTTATAACCTACTCTGGCCAAACGCTGATCCGACATCGGCTCAGATTTCCCAGCTACAAACATATTAACCGGGTGACGATTGCTGATACTCATGTTCATTTCCAATCTTAGTTAAAACCGATCAGCCAATCCGATCGGACAGAGATATATAAGCAGTTTCCATGCCAAGTGAATTTCCCATGAAAACAACAAATTATCCCATATTGTGGAATTTAGTATCGAGATCCGTCAAAAATTGACAATCTACGTCACTTCTCACCACAAGATATGTCATCTCATCATCTGAAACATAGATGCAATGTGAATGCTCACTTCAACAGTGGCAATGATAGTGAGTACACACAAACTTAGCGATAGCACGGCGGCCAATCTCACCAATGTAAGCACTTACTTCCAATGTATGTGAGTACAAACTAACTTAGGGGGAGGGGTAGGACCTTTTTTGGGTCTGTTCTGCGATGGTGTCCTATAACGGCTTCTCAATTTTACTAAACTTTTCAGAAACACATAAGTTTAGTATTGAATATCACACCAATCGATCAAAAAATGGTGTTTTTCAGGAAAACGACCTGTCCCCATTGAAAGTTTTGTCAGCGAAAACTATAATTCTCTCATACATTAAACATTCTCAGGAGCTACAAGTGTCCTCTACCACGACATCGACTGAAGAACGAGCTCTCATCCTCCTAGGTCAAGGGATTAAATCTGAAATGGTTGCGGCGGCGCTAGGAGTAACTCCTGCACGAATCTCCCAACTCATCTCAGATCCAGAATTCGCTCGGAAAGTCTCAGAACTTAGGTTCTCCAACCTATCCAAACACTCTGAGCGTGACAATGCTTATGATGAGATTGAAGATGAGCTTCTGGCACGCATGAAAGAACTTCTCCCAATGATGTATAAGCCTCATGAAGTTCTCTCCGCTCTAGTTAAGGTGAATGCTGCAATCCGAAGAGGACAATCGGCGCCCGAAACTATCCTTGGTACCAAAGAAGTTGTAACTCTCACTATGCCTGTAGTCCTTATGCAACAATTTAATCAAAACATCTCAGTGAATGTAAACAATCAAGTTGTTCGTGCAGGAGATCAAGAACTTGTAACAGTACAATCAGTTAGAATGAATGAGTTGCTCGCACGAGCGAATTCTCCCAAACTTCCCTTAGCTCATTCTCCCCCTGACACCATCGAAATGCTATCCACTCAACAAAGGAGTAACAGTGATGTCCAATCTTCCGACCAAAATCGAGCTGAAACTTCTAGCGCAAGCAGAAGCTAAAGCAACTCTAGATGCTCGCAATAAACTTGCAGCTAGAGAACAACTCCTGCGCATTCAACTTCTTCTAGCTAAAAGGCCAATACCAAATGTCAGCAGGTAGACCCACCGGAGCCGCGAACTGGGCGGATCGTTTGGAGGTACAACAAGGATTGGCACCGATTGTTCCAATAGTTGAAACAGTTCAGGAAGCCACATTCGACAGAGAACAGATGGAACAGTATGCTAAGGAATCGCTTGATTTCCTAGCAGCTATGGCCATGCCTACAGTTTTTAAGTATTTCTTTCCACCTGTGTTCCTTGGAATTTGGAAGTGGTTACTTTCCTATGTTCATAAAGTGCGTGATTTTTCCCAACTCGCAATCGGCTTGCCGCGCGGTTTCGGAAAAACTATGCTCATTAAAATCTTCATCCTCTATTGTATCCTCTTCACCAAACGTAAGTTCATCCTCGTAAATTGTGGCACAGTTGGTAAGTCAATCAATATCATCTCCGATGTGATGTCGATGCTCTCTGAGAGAAATATTGTACAAACTTTCGGAAATTGGAAAACAGGTGTAATCACTGATCGACAAGAGCTTAAGCGATTTGGATTTCGAGGTAGAAACATCATCCTCATGGGATTCGGTGCTGATGGTGATGTTCGAGGTATCACTCTAGATAATGAGCGGCCCGATGTAATGATCTTCGATGATGTGCAAACTCGTCGAGATGCAGATTCGGAAGTAGTATCGAATAATCTAGAAGAATGGATGATTGGTACCGCAATGAAAGCGAAGTCACCTCATGGGTGTCTATTCATCTTCATTGCAAATATGTACCCAACCAAGCACTCTCTCCTTCGGAAACTGAAAAAGAATCCTCTATGGACAAAATTCATCGCCGGTGGAATTCTCGCTGATGGAACTTCACTCTGGGAAGAACTCCAACCAATCGAGCAGCTCATTAAAGAATATGAGAATGATCTCTCGATGGGTCGTCCTGAAGTTTTCTATGCAGAAGTTCTCAACGATGAACATGCATCAGTAAATAATCTTCTCAATCTCTCTAAACTCCCACCATATCCATTCCAAGATAATGAACCCTGTGCAGGGAAATTTATCATCATCGATCCATCTACAGATAAGGCGAACTCAGATTTTGTCTCTATCATGTATTTTGAGATCCACAATGCATATCCTGTATGTAAGAAATTAGTCGAGAAACGACTGTCTCCTGGTGACACAATTGCTGAAGCGCTCACAATGGCTTTAGTTCACAACTGCTCAATTGTTGCAATTGAATCTACAGCGTACCAATACACACTCCAATACTGGTTCAATTATATCTGCCTTCAGCGTGGGATCCAAGGAATTGATGCAGTAGAGGTGTATTCTGGCTCTTACTCCAAAGGATCCAGAATCCTCACAATGTTTAAACAGCTTCTTGCGGGTGAAATCTATGTACATCCGTCTTGCCAAGCAGAAGTAAATCTTCAAGTCTCTCAATTCAATCCTCTCCGTCGAGATAACACAGATGGTCTCCTCGATTGTCTTACATATGCACCTAAAGTGATTGAACTTTATGGACATCTTCTCCTTGCTCAAGATGTGATTGAGATGCAAATGAATGCATCGATTCCTATAAGATCTGCGGCCGACTGTTCACCATTCTAAGGATATCCTACCATGGCGAAATCAGTGCTTGAACAACTCGTTTCTGGTGTAGAAAAGCTTCCTGGGAATGCTCTGGGAGGTCCAGTAGATCTTGCAAATTCTGTACTTAACATTGTTCGTGCAGGCATCGGGATAACTGGTAGAGAGACAGGATTGATCTCTAAAGCAGAAAACCTCCCTGAACTCGATGAGAATCCTCTCGGTGGATCTAAGTGGATCAATTCTAAATTCGGTCTTGGAGAGTCTACAGGTCCAGTTGATACAGCAACTCAATTTGTGGGTGGCCTAGTTTCTCCAGTCAAAAATACGATGACTGCAATTAAAGCAGGCGCACTTCTAAAACCTCTAGGAGCTGTAATCCTTCCTGCAGCTTTGGTAAAAGGTGAGGAAGTAACTTCCATTGCTCAAAGATTCCTATCTCGTGGCGCATCTCCAGAGAAAGTTTTCAATGCAACTGGAGTGTTTCCTGGTCTCGAAGCTTCTGCACCTCTGAAAGCAGTTCTCCCAGATACATCGGCTCGTCTCCAATCTGTTGGTGGAGCTATCCGTACATCTGCTACTTCTGGATCTGGTTGGACATCTGTAGGCGGACAAGCACAAACTAAGATCCCAGCTGGTTTCGAAGGATATCTCCCAGATGTATTAGACCATCCAGAATTATTTAAAGCAATGCCATCTCTCAAAGATGTTAGAGTTCGTGCTCAGGAAACTGGTGGTGGATATGATCGTGGATCCAATACAATCTCTCTTGGAGCAACTTCCACAGATGAAGGAATGATGTCTGTTCTCCTCCATGAAACTCAACATGCGATCCAAAACAAAGCAGGTTTCGAAGGTGGTGGAAATGCAGGCATGTTTCTTGAAAATCAGAATGCCATGAGACTTGCAAAAGATGCAGCTCAGAAAGCAGGAGATACTGCTACAGTTAAGAAACTCGATGATGTATTCGATCAAGCTTACCAGAAATATCTCAACATTGGTGGAGAACTTGAAGCACAGATCGTTCAATACCAACGAGTTAAAAACCGTCCAGAGACTAATCCTCGAACTCTTGCAATTCAACAAGCGGGCGGGGAAGAGAATATCATCTCGAAATCTGATCCTGCTCAGATGGCTCCTGTAGATACAGATCCTGTTCTTAAATCTTTGATCAAACAATACACCGGATTCTAAGGTACCAATCATGGCTGGCAATACTCCAATCCTCATCCCTACAAAATCACAAGAAGCGATCATTCAATTCCATCGCCAATGTTATCAGATGCTGAATCAGCAATGGAACACTCGTGAGCAGATGCGACAAATCGATCTCGCATACATTCGAGAGAATGATTGGACAGCTGAGAACATTAAAGCTCGAGTTGCCAATGCATATGGCGATTCTCGCAAGTACCAAAACGTTACAGTTCCAGTTGTGATGCCACAAGTAGAGTCAGCTGTAACTTATCAATCATCTGTTTTCCTCACAGGTGTACCAATCTTTGGTTGGGTGGCGGCCCCACAAGATGAATCTGCAGCTCTCCAATATCAGGCAATCATTGAAGAGAATTCAATCCGAGGAGGTTGGATCCAACAATTGATGATGATGTTCAGAGATGGTTTTAAATATAATCTTGGAATCGTTGAAACTGATTGGGGTCGCTCAGTTACAGCAGCCATCGAAACTGATCTATCTTTCGCGGGTGGTAAAGAAGGCAAACCCAAGGAAGTCATCTGGCAAGGTAATTGTGTCCGTCGTTGGGATCCATACAATACTTTTTGGGACACTCGCTACAAGCCAACAGATGTATACAAACATGGTGAGTTCATCGGACAAACTGAACTCATGTCTCGGATCCATCTCAAAAAATTCATCAATGAGCTCCCAGATAAGATGGTTGCGAATGTGGTTCCTGCATTCGAATCAGGACTCTTTGGTGCAACTGGTGGATGGATTGGGGGAATCGAATCTTACTATGTTCCTCAGATCAATCCAAATGCTCTAATCCGTGGAGGTTCTCCTTTCCTCTCAACTGATTGGTTGGCGTGGGCAGGGATTTTCCAGACTAATTCCTCCAACACAATCAATTATCAGAATCTCTACGAAGTGACTACGATGTATGCTCGTATCCTTCCTTCAGATTTCAACCTCAATGTACCATCTCGCAACACTCCTCAGATCTGGAAATTCATTATTGTAAATCATCAGGTTCTCATTTACGCTGAGCGTCAAACTAATGCACATGGTTTCCTCCCAGTTCTGATGTGTCAACCAAATGAAGATGGTTTAGGTTACCAGACCAAGAGTCTTGCAGAGAATGCCAAACCATTCCAAGATGTTGCAACTGCATTGGTGAATTCTGCAATTGCAGCGCGCCGGCGAGCCATCTCAGATAGAGGAATCTATGATCCATCCCGCATCTCAGAAGCTCACATAAACTCTGAATCTCCCAATGCGAAGATTCCTCTGCGTCCTGCAGGTTATGGTAAGCCGATCAATGAAGCTTACTATTCCATCCCATTCAAAGATGATCAGTCTGTAGTTGCTTTCCAAGAACTTCCACAGATCATGCAAATGGCTAATATGGTCAATGGACAGAACCAAGCCAAGCAAGGACAGTTTGTTAAAGGGAATAAAACTCTCCACGAGTATTCAGATGTGATGTCTCATGCGAATGGTAGAGATCAGATGACTGCCATGCTTTTGGAGGCACAAGTATTTACTCCAATGAAACAGATCTTGGAGCTCAATACTCTCCAATACCAAGCTGGTGTTACAATCTTCTCTCCTTCTCTCCAGCGTTCAGTTGAGATCGATCCTGTAGAACTTCGTAAAACTGCCACGAAATATAAGATCACAGATGGTCTCACACCAACTGAGAAAGCTATTTCTGGAGATGAGTTCGCGGCGGCAATCCAGATGATGGCAACTTCCCCACAACTTGGCGCCGCCTACAATCTCGCACCGGCTTTCAGTTATCTGATGAAAACTCGGAATGTTGATTTCACACCTTTTGAGAAATCTCCTGCACAAGTTGCATTCGAACAAGCTATGTCTGCATGGCAACAAGTAGTTGTTGAGATTGCTAAAGCAAATGGCCAACCTCCTCCGCAACCAAAACCTGCAGACTATGGATACACTCCTGGACCAACTGGACAGACTGGTGCATCCACAGGTCCAGGTATAAATGTTCAAGCAGTCAATTCCCCTTCCGTATCTACAGGAGTTCAGTAATGGCAACTCTTGCATCCTCAACATTTACCCGTTATACACTCAATGATCTGGAAAAACTTGCTGGAGGTCAATTAACAATCACACAGAAACAACTCTATCAAACAGAACTTGCTGACATCGCAGAGCAGATTCTTGCTCTCGAATTCGATTCTTCAAAGCCTCATGAATTTGTCCAGCGTGATGCCTATCTCAAGGGACAACTATCTGTGTATCGATATCTTATCGAACTTGATGCACAGGTTACTAAAACCATCGCTTCTCCCGATTTTCAACATTCCCCTAACTAATCCCCTTCTCTAGGAGTATTTAAAATGTCTGTACTTAACGCAATCCAATCTCTGTTCGGCGGTGCCGCAACTCATCCTCAACCTCCCGTTCCTCCTGGAACTCCGGGAATGGGTGGGAATCCTTCGCAAGTTATGAATCCAGGAGCTCCACTCCCAGGAACTCATTCATCTAATGTGACTGCTCCAAATGGATTAGTTCCTGATCCAAATGCACCCCAACAACTAGCTCCTGGACAAGAAACTCCGCCGTCCCCGTTCGAACCTTTTAAGGACATTTGGAATACTCCTATCCCAGCAGCTGATGATCCGAACACGAAACCAATCTTTTCTGGTCTCGATCCGAAAAAAGTTCTGGAATCGGCTAGGCAAGTAGACTTTTCGAAAGCAATCACTCCTGAAGCTTTGACAGCAATTGTCGGTGGAGGAGAAGGAGCTGCTAAAGCCTTTGCTACCGCTATGAATACAGTTGCACAAACTGTCTATGCTCAAAATGCAGTTGCCACTACCAAAATTGTGGAACAAGCACTGGAGAAGCAAGCAGAACGGTACAACGCAAACCTCCCTGCAATGGTTCGGAAATTCTCTGCAAACGAGAATCTTCTGGCCGACAACCCCCTCCTTTCAAATCCCGCAGTTCAACCTTTGGTTGGTGCATTGACTGAACAATTGAGTCGTAAAAATCCTGGGGCAACTCAGGCTGAAATCGAATCAAAGGTCAATGGTTATTTCCTTGCTCTTGGAAATGCCTTCGCAGCCAAACCAGATCCTGTTAAAAATGCCTCAACCCGAGGTGAGACTGATTGGAATCTTTTTCTCCAATAAGTTGTTTGATCTATTAACCTTTTAGAGGAAAAATCATGAGTGTTGTGAAAGCAAGTATTTTTGATGGTGGGCTGCAACGGCAAGCCTTGCCTGGAGATGTGATTGGAGCTGGTGAAGTTATCAATGCACTTGCAACTGCTGGTGCTGGTGTACTAACTGCAGCACTTCTCATTGGTGGTATTCTCAATCGTACCGGCCCAGGTGCTGGTTATATTGATACTACAGATACTGCAGCGAATATTGTTGCAGCCCTTGCAGCGAATTATTCATATCAACAATCTGCAACTGCAGGTTTGAGTTCTGGTTATGCAGTACCAAATGGTTTGACTTTCCGATTCCGTTTCATCAATACAGTTGCATTCGCTAATACGATGGCAGCCGGTACTGGTGTTACTCTCGTCAACGGTACTGTGAATGCATCATCGGTAAAAGAATATCTTGTCACGGTTACGAATGGTATGCCGACTCAAGTATTCGCAGCGAACCAAGTTAACGGTTCCGCAGTAATCACTGGATTGACACAGTTCCAAACTTCGCAACTTGCTCCTGGTATGCTTGTTACTGGTACCAATATTCCAGGTGGTACTACGGTACTTTCTGTGCAAGTTGGTGTTGGTGTCACTCTTTCTGCGAATGCAACTGCAACGCTGAATCTGAATGCGCTGACATTCTCGCCTACTGTTACGATCACTGGCCTCGGGCAAGGTCTTCTCTAAATCTCACATAACTAAGGAAAACTGACATGAGTACTGGTATCTTTACCACTGGTCAAATCACCCAAGACCTTGCCAAGAAATCATTTGCTGCGCTGATCACGCGGCTGATGCCAAATGGTACAGCGCCTTTGTTTGGTATGACCTCGATGCTTGCCTCTGATACGGCAATGCAAGTTGAGCATGGCTTCTTCACAAAGACTATGCTCTTTCCCCAACTTACTCTGTCGGCAGCTGGACAAACTGCAGCAGATACAACTTTCACTGTTCTGTCTACTACGAACATTCTTCCTGGCATGATTATGCGGGTGGATACGACTGGTGAAAACATCATCATCAATGGTGTAATTTCCGGTACCCAAGTATCTGTCCAGCGTGCGATTGGATCGGTTGCAGCTCAAGCAATTGCAGCTTCTATCAATCTTTACCAAGTCGGTAATGCTTTTGAAGAAGCATCTCTCCGTCCGCAATCGCTGATTATCAATCCGGTTCGTGTCACCAATTTCACCCAGATTTTCCGGAATACTTGGGCGATTTCTGACACCGTTCGTGCAACGATGATGATTGCAGGTGACACCAATGTTGCTGAATCTCGTCAAGATTGTGCAGCGTTCCATGCAGCTGACATTGAGAAAGCATTGTTCTTTGGTCAGAAGTCTCAAGGTTCACGAAATGGTCAACCCTTCCGCACTATGGATGGTTTGATCAACATTGTAGGTAATCTGTCCTACTATCCTTCGTACTACGCAGCTGCGAATATCAACACTGCATTGGCAACCACGAATTACACTCAGCTGGAAGGTTTCCTGGATCCAGTGTTCAACCAAGCAACTGATCCGAAAGTTGCAAATGAGCGTGTTCTTTTCGTTGGTGGACAAGCTAAGCGAGTGGTCAACAACATTGGTCGCTTGAATGGTACGTACTACATTGTTGATGGTCAGACTTCCTATGGTCTGCAATTCTCCACTTTCAAGACTGCTCGTGGTACGTTCCGAATGATTGAGCATCCTCTATTCAATTCGAACCAATCGTGGAGCAAGATGGCAGTTGCAGTTGATCTCTCCACTTTCCGTCTTGCATATCTTGGAGATCGGAAGACTCAGAATCGTGAGTTCAATGCAAATCCTGATGATGTGGCAGACAATGGTATCGATGCAGTTGGTGGTACTTTGACGACTGAAGTTACTTGTGTTGTCAAGAATCCTCCTGCCAATTCGATCGTATATAACCTCACCGCAGCAGCTGCAGGTTAAGGAGAGCGCCAATGGCAACTCTTCAACTTAACCCAGTTGGTATGCTCGCTACTGATGAGGGATACATTTCCTCGATCAGTTTCCGTAGTGCAGGTGGTACAGTTGTTTATGTACCAGACGGGAATAACCAGATTGGTGAAACTGGCAATGCAATCTCTGCTCTGGCTGCAACTCGCTTCGCAGGCGGCCAAGGTTGTGGTGGGCAGAATTCAGGACAAGTTATCAAACTTGTTCACGGGTAGCGCAAGGCTATCCTCCCTATCCTCCTAGGGCGCAGTTTGGAAGTTCTGAGTTAACAAAAATTTCCATCATTTCTCCCCTATCTCCCTCTGTTCTAACTCTCTAGGAAACAATTATGACCATGCTCCGAGTGTATAAATCTACGATGCCTTCGATGAGTGTAATTCTCGCGAATGGCAAACCTTGTATTTTTGTGAACGGTTACTATCGTACCGACAATCCGATGGAGATTGGTACTCTAGATTCAGAAGTGAAAGCAGGCCATCCGCACATTTTCATTGATCCGAATGAAGTAGAGGTTGATTCTACTCTAGTAGATCCGATGGCTGCTTTGCGTCACAAGATCATTGAAGAATATAAGGCATCACAAGAAGTTGCAGCTGGTGATCCGAATCGTAATATGGGAACTTCGGATCAGAATACTCGCCTCAATGTCTCAACTTCCAAAGACATTGCAGATGCTGCAGCTGGTGGATCTGGAATTCCTCTTGCTGCACGATTGATGGCACTCACTGCAAACAAGTCTGGTGGAACTTTGACTGCTCCAGTTCCTGCAATTCAAGGAGGTACTGGAACTGTAGCTTCTGGCACTTCAGTAACCAATGTTTCTGGCCCGGCACAAGGAAACTGATCCATGACTCTCGCCGAACTCATCCAAGAAGTCTATACTCTGACAGCTCGTCCAGATTTAGTTTCTGAGACGAGTTCGGCAATCAAGGCTGCTACGCTAAAAGCACATCAGAGTGATTACTATTTCAAAGATCTATTCGAATCTGGAATTGCTTTTAGCACAGCAGAATTCATTCAGAATCTGGATTATAGAGCTCTCATAGCGAATTGGAGAGCTCTCAAATACCTTCGTAAGTTCGATTTCACAAACAATGTTCCTGGCCGCCTTCTCGATATCATCGTACCTGAAAATGTACTGAATGATTATAAGATGCAGCGTACAGATATCTGTTACGGCGCCGGTGCATTCATCCAGATCAATTCTTCCACAGAAGAACAATACTATCTTCTTGGTGCATACCTAAATCCGATCCTCACTACTGTAGGATATTCATCTTGGGTTGCTTTAGATCATCCTTACTTCATTATCTTCGATGCGACGGCTACAGTATTCAAGGCAATCGGGAAAGATGATGAAGCAACTACATATCGCCAACTGGTTGCGGAACAGCTAACTATGCTGAAGACTGCAAACATTCTTGTGAACGGATTCTAACATGAGTGCTTCTCTCTTTGGGACCGGCGGAACAATCAATGTAAATGTTCAGGGATCTTTAGTTTCTCAATCATTTATTGGATCTGCAGGACAGACACTCTTTGCAATTACAAATTTCACTTACACTGTTAATACGAACTCTCTACTTGTATTCATTAATGGGCAAAGACAGATTTCAGGAAGAGATTTCAGTGAAACTTCTTTGTCATCTTTCACTCTCTTTGAAGGTGTAGTTGCTGGAGATTTTGTAGATATCATTGGATTCCCTCAGGTAGCTCTCTCTTCTGCAGATGCATCCACTCAGACATACACTCAAAGATCTGTAGCAGGAGCATCTGCTTCAACTGTTCAAAGAAAACTAGATGAAGTAGTATCAGTTAAAGATTTCGGTGCAGTCGCAGATGGGAATTTAAATACTGGCGCTGGCACCAATAATACTCCAATGTTCCAGGCAGCAATCAATGCTCTTGGTGCAGGTGGTGTACTATTTGTACCAGCTGGAGTATATCTACTGACAGGACAAATTACTGTTCCATCTGATTTCACAATTCGTGGAGCAGGAAATTACTGTAGCATTCTTGTGGCACCGGCCGCATTTAACAATGCTACAGGTTTGATTCGTTGCAATGGTGTAGGCGGTCCTCCCACTACAATTGAAAATCTTGCAGTCAGTGGCCAACTTGGAGGAGCTGGAGTTGCAAGTGTAGGTATCTACTCTGTAGCGAATGGTGTCTTTCTCCGAGGTCTCTGGGTAAGTGCTTTTAAGACTAATGTAGTTCTCGGACAGACAGATAACTTTCTGGAATGGAGTGCAGTTGAAGAAACAGTGGCTGGAGGTACTGGTGTATCAATCATCAGTCCTGATGTCACTGTCGCTAATTGTATCATTTATCACTGCTTCCTTGGAGTTGCAATTCCGACAGTACCTTTCCTTGATGGTACTATTAGTCTCTCAAATGTACGTACACTAGCCTGTACCTCAGCTGGATTCTTCTTTACTGCATCTTCCAACATCAATGTTTCTAACTGCTCTGCCGGACATAACAATACAACTGCACTTACAGCAGCTGGTTTGTATATGAATGGTTGCACTAATGTAACTGTAACAGGATTCATTGGTAGACTCGGCGGCGGACCAAGTACTACTGGTGTTGGTATTCAAGTTCAAGGTTGCTCTGGAATCATACTTTCCGCTTGTGAACTTACATCCTTCTTGGATGGTATCAACATTTCAGGATCCACTGGAGTTTCTGCAACTGGAAATCAATGCAACTCCAATCGTCGTTATGGTATTTATGAAGCAGGCAATGATCAGATAACCTTGGCTGCAAATGAATGCTATGCAAATGGAACTGGTGTTGCAGCTGATGCAGGTATCCATTCAGAGAACACCATTGGATTTGCACTTGTAAACATCATTGGTAACATCTGCAGTCAAGTTGGTGGTGGGTTCCAAGATTATGGCATCTATGCAAGTCTCACTGATAATGGTGGAAGTACCGGAGTAACTAATCTAACTGGGAACATTTGTCAGTATAATAATACCAGTGATATTCTATTAGCAGGAAAAACTACTAGAATTACAATGTCTGGAAATGTTCCAGTTGGCGGGATTGGTAGTGCTGCCTTGGTGACAGTGACTGCCGCTGCTTATAGTATTGATCTTGTAGAAGAATCAATCATTGCAAATCGAGCAGGTATAGTTACTCTTACACTTCCTCCAGCTGCGACAGCTATAGGTCGTCAAATCCAGGTTCGTACAATTACTGCAAACACAGTGGTATCGAATTCTGCGAATGTAATTCCATTAGCTGGCGGCGCTGCAGGAACAGCAATTCTTGCAGGTGTTGCAGGAAGATATGCATCTCTGAGAAGCGATGGAGCTAATTGGCAAATCATGGCAGCTAATTAAAGGAACTGGAAATGACTACCAGAGATAAAGGCATTACACTTCCAGTTGCTTCACCTTATGTGAATGTGAGTGGCGTAGCTGTAGGTGTGCAAGTTACTGATACATTGAATGATTACACTGTAAAGAATGCATGGGCATATGGTCCAGGATACTCTGCTCCAATAAATCCAGCTCCGTTGACTGGAGTTACACCAGCTAATTTCACTGTCTCTGGACAGAATGCCACAGCTCTCTTAGCTGCTGCGGGCGGATCACTTCTGTTTCGTGCAGGTGTGGGATCTGGAGGAAATGTAGATGGAAATATACAATTCACAAACACTCTAGGACTCGGCGGTGGATGGAATACAACTCATTTGATTCTTGGCTCCCAGGCACATTTCTGGTATGATGCCAAGAATCGGCTCCGAATCAAGGTGAATGCAGTTGCTCCAACTGCTGATACAGATGGTAATGTAGTTGGTATTGATCTATCTAATACCGTCGCTTATGATCCTCCTAATCTTGCAGATGGTGCAGGAACTACAACTACGATTACTGTGAATGGTGCAGTACTTGGAGACATTGCAGTTGCATCATTCTCTCTCGATCTCCAAGGTGTGATGATGACTGCATATGTCTCTTCTGCAAACACTGTATCGTTGAGATTTCAGAATGAAACTGGTGGAGCTCTTGATCTTGGTGCGGGCCAAATTGTTGCAAAAGTAATCAAGCAGTGATCAATGAGAGCCTGAGACCATAAGATCATGAGTCAAATTACATATCGTGCGAATCTAAGTGCTAAAGCCTTTCCGTTCATTTCGGAGAACTTTGGCCGCTCAATCATTGTTCCACAGTATGATAATAACTTCAATCGCCAGCTGACATCTCCAGATGATGTAGATAAAGATGTAGGCATTCCACAGTTATATTACTGTCACAATGTTATGCCACATCCGCAAGGTATGCAGAGTGTTGGATACACTCCTATTTTGTCTGGAGGTTTGGCAGCGATTAATCGGATCTTCACATTGAGAGATTCCGGAGATAACAAAGTATATTTGATTCTAGATGCCTCAGGAAATACATATGTTTCCAGCGGCGGGCCTTGGGTATTCAAAGGAAACTATCCCCAGGCGGCCAACAATCTTGTAACTACTGCTTTTGTTTCTGGTACGACATACATATATATCCAAAACTATGGATGTATCAAATACGATTTTGGAACTCAAGCATTTATTCCTGGAGGTAACGCTGGAACTCTATCATTTTTAGGTTTGGTGATTACGGGGCCTGGAGCAATCATCGGTATCTGCCCCTCTGCAGGATATCTAGTCGCCTGGAACAATACTGCAGTCGCTTGGAGTTCTACGATTGATCCTACAGATTTTGTCCCATCTTTGGTGACTGGAGCTGGTGGAGGTTCTGTAGAAGGAGCTAAAGGATCTATCACTCTCTGTGTTCCTCACTTACTCGGTTTCATTGTATATACTGCAGCCAATGCTGTGGCATCATTATTTTCTGGAAACACTCGATTCCCATTCAATTTCCGGGAGATTGTTGCTTCCGGCGGCGTATCTTCCGCAGATCTGATTGCTTATGATGCTAATTCTGGCAATCACTATGCATATACAACTTCAGGTTTCCAGCTAATTTCAACATCCCAATCTCAAACTGCTTATCCAGATCTCACTGATTTCATTGCCGGAAAACTCTTTGAAGATTTCGATGAGATAACGAATACATTTAGCACTGTGGTTCTCACTGGAACAATGTTGAAACGAGTAGCAGTTGTCTCTGATCGATACATGTGTATCTCATATGGTGTGAATTCTTTCACCCATTGTATTGTATATGATCTGATCGAGAAACGCTATGGGAAACTTAAGATCCCACATACTGTGATTTTCGAGTATCAGATTCCAAGTGTTGCCATCACAGAGACTCCGCGCCAATCCATTGGGATTCTGAAAGCAGATGGATCAATTAGTGTTGTAGATTTCAGTGTATCTCTCGCTACTAGTTCTGGTGTTGCAATATTTGGAAAATATCAATTCGTGCGGCCTCGAGTTCTACAACTCGATGAGATTGCTCTTGAGAATGTACGAGCTGGATTTACATTCTCACTTACGGATATGTATACTCTCGATGGGAAAACATATCTATATGCCACACCTACATTGAATCTATCTAGTGGATTGTTTCGTAGATACAAATGTCGTATCGTAGGTCTCAATCACTCTCTTCTGTTCAAGGGTGCATTCGAAGTTTGTTCTCTGGTTCTTACATTTAATCCGCACGGAAAGAGATAGAGATGGCTACTGGTTTCTCTACCAACACTTCACTTAGTGCATTACCTGAGTATGATCAATCCAGAGATCCACAGATCTATGCCGAACTAGTTCGTATCAGAAATGCTTTCAGAGTTCTCCAAGGTGCAATTGATGGGATCAGTGGATTTGGTGGGAATATAGTATCCTGGCCTGCACCTCTGGCAGTTAATCAGCCAGTTGTTGGATTAGATGGTCTAGGACAGGTAAAAACTGTTTCATCTGCTCCAACGTCTGGGAAAGTATTGACTGCTCAAGGAGTTGGCGTAGAGCCAATCTGGGGTCCATCTGGTAGTGTACCTTTCAGATTCCAAGACGGCGATGGAACTTTCGCAAACATCAATACAGGTAGTGGAGTTTTTGTTCCTATTGGCGCATTCACACTAACCATCCCAGCTGTAGTCGGTGATAGGATTGAGATTGAATTCAATGCTCTTCTCGTATCAGTTCTTGCATCTCCAAACTCTTATGTTGACTATGGATTCTACATCAATACTGTCGACACAGGTTGGAGAGCTTTGGCAGCATTTGTTGTAAATGCCAACACACAAGCTTGGATGCATCAAGTACGATATATAAGGACTGCCACTGCTGGAGATCTTTCAGCAGGAAATATGACAGTGGTTCCGGGGTATAAATCTAATGCTGGATCTTATACCATACAAAATGACGCTGTCTATCGCCCAATGTTTACATTGAAGAATTTTGGACAATAATTCCATGACTCCTCTCTCAGACCATTTCACTCTAGAAGAAGCGATCATCTCTCAGGCGGCCTCGCGGAATCGAATGGATAACACTCCATCTCCTGCAATTATAGAGGTGATGAAGAAGACAGCACGGAATATGGAAAGAGTTCGAGCTCTCTTAGGAGTGAGTGTTTTAGTGAATTCCTGGTATAGATCTGAGTCTGTGAATCGTGCTGTGGGAGGAGTAACTTCCTCACAGCATCTCACTGGAGAAGCTGTAGATTTCATTGCTCCATCTTTTGGAACTCCATTGGAAGTATGTAAACAGATCATCCACTTCCCTGAGCTGGTTCCTTTCGATCAATTAATTCTCGAACACACTTGGGTTCACATATCTTTCTCTGCAGTCCCCGATAGAAAGAACAAGATGCAAGTTCTATCCTTACTAACATCGGGACATTATGCATCTGGCCTCACAGATAAATTTGGAGCGCCACTATGACAGATTCATCCGCTCAAGACTCAGAGTTTGGACCACTACAAGGCCGGAGAGCTAGAGTTGTGAATTCAGAAGATTTCATTCGTCTTGAGAGGAAAGTAGATAAGCTGATTGATAACATGCAAATGGTTGCAGTTCTGTCATCTAATCACATGAATCTAGATAAAGATTTCTCTGAGCTCAAAGTTACAGTTTCGAATTCTCGATTGGAACATTACCAATTGGAGAGAAAAGTAGATCAGTGGATCAATCGAGGTATAGGAGTTTGGGCAGTCGCACTTGTACTCTTTGCATTGTTTCAAGCTTTCCATAAACAAATCTTTCCTGGATAATCAATCATGTCACTCGATCCATTTAGTGCAGTAGTTGATCTTGTCAATGGAGTAGGATCTAAGCTTGTAGATAGATTGTTTCCAGACAAAGTTACTCAAGCAGCTGAGAGAGCGCGGGCGGAATTCGAGATTGCTAAGCTCACTCAGGATGGAGATATCAGAGCGATGCAAGCATCATTGAGTGCGATTCTAGCCGAGGCACAATCTACAGATCCTTGGACATCTAGAGCGCGGCCAAGTTTCATGTATGTTATCTACCTCTTGATTCTTTTCTCAATCCCAATGGGTATTCTATCTGCCTTTAAACCTGAGATAGCTTCTGCCATTGCACATGGTATGACAACATATCTACAAGCTATTCCAGATTCTCTCTACACTCTCTTTGGTGTAGGTTATCTTGGCTACACTGGTGCCAAATCTTGGGAAACTAAGAAGAAGTCAGCACCTGGAGTTAAGTAATGACAACCGATGCATCTACTCTTGAGTTGATTCGAAAAACTCTCTACGGTGGGCCGGCTGGAGGAGTTTTAGATTTCAACACTCTCTTTGGCCAGCCAGAAGTTCATGGCTCCTCAGCAACTGCACAACTTGCAAATTTCCTTGCAAGTCCTGGGGGCGGTCCAGGAACTGACGCCGGAGTAGGGGCAGGAAATTCTGCAACTCCTGGAGGTATTGCTGCAGTAAATGCAATCGGCCAAGCTATCGGTCTTGCAATGAGTTCTATTACTTCTCCAGTTCCAGGAATCACAACTGCAATCAATGCACTCTCTCCCAATACTGCACCAACTATTTCATCTGTAATTAGTGCAATCAATGAAGCAATGTCGATTGCAAATGCAGTTGGCCCATCTGATGTAGATTCTGATACTGCTGCAGCTGCTTCGGCCGCCTCTCAATCTGATTCTAATCCAGATGCAAATGGTTCAGTTGGGGATACTGGCGGAGATTCTGGTGGAGATGGAGGTGCCTCAGGTGCTGCATCCGGAGCTGGAGGTGCAGGAGATTCAGGTGGCCCAGGAGATTCTGGCGGCGGTGCATACGCAGATGGTGGCTTTGTCCCAGGACATGATCTCCTTGGATCCGATAACAAAACTATCCAAGTCACCGGCGGCGAAGTTGTCATCCCTACGAAAATTGTAGATATGCTGGGGAGAAATTTCTTCGAAGATATTCTCCTCACGAAAACACCATTTGAAATCGAAGCTGAGAAACGTGCTAAAGCAGCCCAGGTTGCTGCCAAGAAAGGAAACTAATCATGCCTGCAGCTGGAAATCTTTCTTCATCTAATTCTTCGATCGACCAGATTACTAATCTTTTGGGTCTCCTTAAAGGATCCAAAGAGACAACTACTACTGGATCGAACATCTCAGCTACTGGGATGAATTCTCTCCTTCAGCAGATTCTTGGATCATCTAGTGGTTTAGCTTCTGTTGCTGGTGGAGCGAAGAGTGCAGGATTGTATAACTCCTCAACTCAACAGCTCCTGACAAATGATTTGGTGACTCGAACTGCTGGAGAATTGGCCGCCCGCCAAGCTGGAACTACAACCACTCGATCTGCTCCTGCAAAAGTTGGTGGATCTGATATCCTTACTGTTCTAGGTCTCACTGCTGGGAAATCTCTTCTTGGTCCTGCTATCTCTGGAGCAGTTAAGAAATATGGTGTAAATAATCTTGGAGATAAGTTTGCTCAATCTCTAGGACTTGGACCGGCGGCTGCATCTTCAGATGTTGCAGGTTATTCAGATATCCCGATGGGCTCAGGAGTTACTGGAGCTCTGGCAGATCTAGGTACTTCTCTTGGATCTGATCTGTTTGTAGATGCGAGTGGTTCTGGGATTGATCCTGCAGGTTTGTTTTCTAGTGCAGCTGATTCGGCCGCAGCAGATGTTGCAGCAAATGCAGCCACGGATACAGCAGCTGATACTTCTGGTGATTTCTTTGCAAGTCTGTTTGGTTAATTGGAGAGACTGATGCCTCAACTCGATCTCTCAGGAATTCTTGATCAAGTAAACCAATTTGCTGGACAAGCACAGCAAGCTGGTAAGCAATTATTTGATCTTTCTGCAGAGGCAGCAGTTACTGCTTCGGATGATTCACAAGCTGCATTGGCGGCCGGAGTGAATAATCAGGTAATCGATTCTGCTAAACAGACAGCAGAATTCCAAACACAGAATGCGAAGATTAAAGGAGCTACTGCTCTAGGTACGAATCTGAAAGCTCAAGGGGAAGTTCTCACTGGACTCTCAGACTCTATTCTCGATCTGATCTCTCGCAAAGATGCAGCACTCAAAGTTGTCTCTGCTAAGCAATCTGTTGGACTCTTTGATGATCCTCTCCAATTCATTGCGAATGCAATCACTCTCCCAGATGACATCGCAAAATACAATGCATTGAATGAAGAGTACACAGCTAAGACATCTGCTGTACAAACTCTGAATCAGCTCTCGCAAGCGACTGTCACAACTCAGGGGATGCTTACTGAGTCAATTACAGAAGCTGGGATGGCAGCATCAGCAGACAATACTCGTTTGCAAGCTCAAACTCTTGCGAACAAATCTTATCGAGAAGCTCTTGGCTACAATGCGAAAGGTATCACTGAAGCATTGCAATCCACCAAAGAAACTCTCGCCATGGAATTCAATGGTGTCCAAGCTCAGAATGCTCAGACACAGATTGGAGTCGCTTTGAGCCATCTCGAATTGAGCCGACAAGAATTCGATTTCAGGAAAGCTCAAGCGGATATCATCAATGCAACCAGAGGAAAAGAAACTGACACCGATCAATATGTGATGGATCGAGTGAACAATGGTTTGCAACGGATGGGGATGGCACCGATTCCTCAGAACTCTCCTAGAGCTGGATCGATCCTACAACTGTTGAAAACTAATTCACCTTCTGGTAAACTCTATGCCGAAGCATTCCAGATTGCGAACGATTCTGAACTCGCTGGCGGGGCTACTATTCTTGCTCCTTCTCCTGCTCGTGCCGTCGAGCTCCTTAACTCTGTCCCAGGTATTAAACTTTCTGGGCCTCAGTTGGCAGTAAAAGATTTACTCACCAATGCAACTCAATTGGTAGCTCAGGCAGCTGCAACTCCTGGGTCTACGATTGATCTAAAAAATCCTGCATCCAGAAACAAAGCGATTGATGACACAGCTACTGCTCTGTTGGCGGCCCAGGCGAAAAAAGTCATCCCTGGAGATCAGACTAATGTATTCAACATTCCTCCGCTAGCGGCTCTGATCAATGCTTCTCCTGAGATGCAAAAGCTTCCAGTGGTTGCAAAAGTGATCGCGCCCGCCATCGCTGCAGGTGTTGATCTAACTGATCCAGATAAGACATTCAATATTGTGGCGGCGGCTTTGAATCAGAAGAAACTCTCGTACTCTGAAGCTCTAGAACTTACATCTGTTTATGCTCGTGGTGCGAAAGTAAACATAGAAGCACGGCAATTACAATCTCTTGGTCTGAATCTGAATCCTCGCACACCAACTGATCCATCTATCTATTCCTATAATGTGCCGATCACTACTGATACGACATCTACAATGTTCAGTGGGAAATCAATCATCGATCTTACCAAACCAGATCAAGTTGGCAGAGCTTTAAATAAATGGATGTCGACTAGTAATAATCCATTTGCGAATAACAATGCAATCATCCCCAGGTAAGGAAATCTCCCATGCCTAGTTTCCTCTCAGCTGATCCAGATACTCCAGTCGATACATCTTCTGTTCCAGGGTATCTTCTGGCTGCAGATAACCATACCATTGGGAATACCAAAGGTGGATCTTGGTTCGATCCTGACACTTGGGAAGAGAAACTTGGCAATGGCGGGAAGCTGATTGCAACTGGAATGCTCTCAGGTGCGAATAGTTTTTATAACACTGCGATCACAGTTGGTAATTGGTTCGGTGCTGAGCAGGAACAGAACGATACAAAAGATTGGATCAGTGGAATAGATTCTGATCTTGGAGCATATTATGCCAAAAATCGAGAGGCGGCCGATCTGGTTGGATTCATCGCAGGTTCTTTGATTCCAGGATTGGGCGGAGTTAAGATCCTCAATGCAGGACAGATCGCTTTGAAAGCTGCAACTCGCACAGGTTTGATTGGTGAGAATCTCTCCAAAGCAACTGGTCTGTTAGTTCCTCAGACAGAGAAATTTATTAAGCTTGCAGCGGCGGATATCAATCAGGCAACTGCTACATTCTCTGCAATCAATGCAAATGGAATTAAAGCTCTGGCTTCTGGTGTGTATCAGAATGTCCTTGAAGGAGCAGCATTTGAGATTGCAGTTCAAGCTACAATGTTTAAATCTCCCATTTTGAATTCACAAGATGGATGGGACATTGTAAAGAATGTTGCGATTGGTGGAGCAATTGGTGGTGTCATCGGTGGAGCATTCTCTGCAGCTACTTCTTTGGGTGCAATCAAGAAATTGGTGAGTGCAGAAGAATCTGCATTGAAACCTTTCTCGGCGCGGGCTATCCCAGATGCTAACATCTCGCCTGCGAATAAGATTATCCTCATGGCAGAAGATAGAGATTTCTCTGCAGTTCCTTTGCCTGGATCAACTAATGAAGCTACTGCGTCTCGTCTATATGCGGATAAGATTCGTCGGATTGATAACGATATCCGAACTGAAACGCATGCCATGGTTGCTGGTTCTGATTCTGAACTTGGCAATATGGTGGCTGACACTCTCTATGGCACGGATCATAGTACAGTTCTGAATAATCTTCTCCATGCTGAGGAACTCGGACGGATTGGGAAGGTGTCGAGGATTGAATCTGAGGCGAACAAACTTGCCAAGGAAGGGATTCCTACACCAGAGCTCCAAACTGCTTATGTGAAACTCACTGGGGAAGAAGCTGGTACAGTTCTCTCAGATGCTCCTGTGATTTCTAATATCTCAGATGTTGTAAAGATGCGGGCCGGACAATCTACGGAAGATGCAGTACTCCAGGATGTGAGAGGTTATAAGTTCAAAACCGATAAGCAGTGGTCTGCTCTCGATGTTTCTGGAGTGACAGGACATTACTCAGCCGAAGCTCGATACATCTGGGCAGACAAGATTCTCAAAGAACTTCCTAAAGATCTTAGAGTCAGTCAGTATGATATCCCTGTGCTGGAGAGAGCACTCAAGGATGGAAAGATTGATGTGAAGCTGGTAGATTCTGCTGGCGGCGTGGTACAGAATGGATTCTCCTCCAAGACAGATCTCTACAATTATCTGATCAGTACGAAAGAGACGGTTGCTAATGAACTCCTTCGCAAACAAGTTCTTGAAGGATCCATCCCAGTCGAACAAGGTACCCAAGCAATCTCCAAGGTTGTTAATACCAAACTTGGACAGCTCGAAGGAACTGGATCAGGGAACCCTGCAAATGATTATTTCGCTTGGCAATCAGCGAACCAGGATTATCGATCCTACCTCACATCCAAAGGTCTAGCTACTCCTGCGACTCCATCCGGAGATGTGAGATTCCTGCCTACTTATGCGAAGATTTCCAAGCGTGCGACTGATGTTGTAGATTCCAATGGCCATGTAGTTGATGGTCTCACTTGGATCAAGCAACAGCAATCTCTCCTCAAATCCGCAGTTGATAATGTATTTGCCAAAGCAACTGGTCAGTTGAATCAATTCGTTCCAGAGATCACTCAATCTGCTCTGATGAATTCGAATCGATACGGTTCAGGTGCAGGGTTGTTCTCTTTCGCGAATGGTGGATATGGCTCTTTGGAATCCACTGCTCAGCAACTCGGATCAGTTACTAAACAACTAAAGACTCAGTATCGCCAAGCGACATCTGATATCCTCCAAGGTCCGCTGGTTAACTTGGGGACTAAACAAGAAGCTGCGATTGAGTTTGAAACTATCAATCAGAAAGTTTCTCGCTCAGCTGCTCAATGGGTTCTCGACACTGAAAGACATTCAGGCGAAGCGTATGCTCTCATTCGTGCGGATGCAAATGATCTCCTCAATGCTGGCAAAGAACTCACTGAGAATATTGAAGATGTTGTGATTCCGATTGTGAATAAGGAAACTCACGATGCGATTGAAACCAGTATCCAGCGAACTGGATTCCGCACTGGTACATACAAAGAACTTCGGGCCGCCCAAGGATTGGAAGATGGGAAGAATCCAAACGTCTTCAGACCCATTCGACCATCTGCAGCTGATTATCCCTATTTCGCTTTCGTGAAAGATCCATCAGTCACAGCGCAAGGGCACACTACAATGATCCATGCAGCTTCTGAGAAAGAACTCAAGGAGCTGATTGACAAAGTACCGACTCAATATCAAGTACTCACCAAGAGAGATACTGAGGATTTCTTCCGTGCTCGTAATGAGTATGAGTATGAGAGAACTCTAAATGAATCGATGATCGATTCGAATCTCAAGAACAATGGTGTGTTCAGTAATTTCTTCTCCAAGACTGATCCCCAGAAGATTGTAAACGATATCATCCAACAACATCTGCGAGAAGATGATATTCTTGCGATCGAACTCATGCGGGCAAAGAATGACAATGCTTTCAGATTTCTAGAAGATCAGGGGAATGCATATACTAAAATCGAAGCATCTAAGTTCGGATCCTATTCTGATCGTCTGGAAGCAGCTGGGAAGAATCCATACCTGGATTACATTAAAACTTCTCTGGATATCTCTAAAATCTCTGAGCATCCACTGCTTAAAGGTTTCAATACTTTCCTTGACACCGCGGTTTCTAAAGCTGTAGGTGGAGTGAAATCTGTTTTTGATACAGCGAAATCTCCTGCTGATCTCGATCGAATCAACTCTCTGCTCGATAAATATGGGATGAATACAGGTTACAGAGATGCAGCTACTGATCTCTTGGCGAATCATCAAGCTCCCAAAGGTGAGTTGAGTAAGTTCATTCGAGGGGCCAATGCGATTCTCTCTAAGTTCACTCTTGGTTTGGATCCTCTCAATGCAGTGAATAATTTCGTGGGTGCAAATATCCTGCGATCCACGGAACTCAAACAGATCACTGATGCGATCCGATCCGGAGATACTGAACTTGCAGGACAGCTTGGGAAACTCACTCAGGTGCAACTTCCTGGAGTCAGCGATACAATAACGACACCCTCGAGATTGGTTGGCAATGCGATCAGAAACTATTTCCAAGACGATGGAAAACTTCTGGCCCATTATCAATCACTCGGAGTTGTCAAAGATGCGACCACTCAGTTTAAAAATATTCTCGATGATTTCACTCTCCGCGGCACTGAGACTGTTGAGGATCTTAATTCTCGTCTAAATCGTGCTTTCAAGAAAGCTCAAGAACTTTCACTGATTGGGGAGAAATATACTGGGAACTCTCTGGCTGAACAGTTGAATCGTTTCATCAGCGCAGATGTGATGAGGCAACTAACTGATCTCGGAGTAGCTAAGAAACTCATTACTCCTGCAGAACAGAGTGCATATATCAATACATTCGTCAATCGAGTAGAAGGAAATGTAATTGCGTCGCAGAGGCCACTTATGTTCCAAGGTCCCATTGGCCAAGCAATCGGACTTTTTCAGTCTTATCAGTTCAATCTTATGCAGCAGATGTTTAGATATGTTGCAGAAGGAACAGCTAAAGATTCTGCCATGTTACTTGGCTTGCAAGGAACGTTCTACGGAATTCAAGGGTTGCCCGCTTTTCAATTCATAAATCAACACATTGTAGGGACACTGTCTGGGAATCAGAAACATGTGGATATCTATGATTCGACATATGGTGTGTTAGGCAAACAGCTGGGAGATCTAGCTCTGTATGGATTGCCATCGAATCTTCTCCAAGCGAACATATATTCCAGAGGAGACATCAATCCTAGACAAGTGACGATTTTGCCAACTTCTCTGCCTGAGGTTCCATTTGTCGGAGCATTTGGTAAGTTCCTTGGCTCAGTGAAAGATACAGTTGGTAAGATGACAGGGGGCGCCAATGTTTGGGAATCTCTTTTGCAAGGACTCGAACATAATGGATTATCTAGGCCGCTTGCCGGATTGGCTCAGACTCTTCAATCCACAACTGGATCAGGTCAAGTATTCTCAACCACAAATAAGGGAAGTATCTTAGCATCTAATGATCTTCTCTCTTGGGCAACTGCTACTCGATTGGCAGGTGGCAGGCCATTAGATGAAGCGATCGTGAATGATGGAGTGTTTCGGATTCAATCGTACCAACGATATGATCAGATGAGAATGAATACATTGGCAGAATCTGTCCGCACATCTGTGATTCAAGGACAAACTGCTGATCAAGATCAGATGATACAGTTCGCTAAATCTTATGCAGAGACTGGAGGCAAGCAAGCCAATTTCAACAAATGGATGATGAATCAATTCAAGACTGCGAATACCTCCCAAGCGAATAAGATTGTTTCTCAACTCCAGAATCCATTCGCTCAGAAGATGCAGATTCTCATGGGCGGCGGATCAGATGTCACACCGCTAGGTACTTTACAACAGACTCTGGATTAACAAACAAAGGATGATTATCATGGCACCTGCTACACTAATGACGCTTCTTCCACTTGCAGTTCGAGTGGGAACTACGAATGCAGATCCAACTGATGAACAACAGATTAACCAACTTTATGGCGCCCCTGCAATGGTTAATCAACCATTGCCATATGATGTACTCCAAGCATATCTCAATCTCACTGTAGTTCCTGGAGCAGATACAGTATTGCTCAAATTGCAGGAGTTTGAGATCGTGAGCCAGAGTTGGTTTGATGTGGCTGGTGCGGCAACTCTTGCTCAAGTAGCTACAGGTCTGGTAAAGATGATTATTGGCCCCGGGATTGCACCGATCGCTGCAGCTGTAAATATCGTTGCAGTGAACATGTTCTTGCCACCGATTTGGAGATTGGTTGTAGTTCACTCAGCTGGCACAAGTTTTACATATTCTCTCTCAGCTGGATTGGAGGTGATCGCGTAAAGAACAAAGGTGCAGTAGCCGTTCGTACCTTCGACAAGTACAGAACGTTTTAAAGCCCACCGAGAATCTCTCCAGGGTGGGCATTTTTTCGTTTTGAATTTTTATGTCATCGACCTGTTCGTAGTTCTACATGAACATGAACTTCTTGATCAACTGGAGATCGTTGAATTGCTACGACAGAGGAGACATATTGTTTAACAACTGCAGCAACATGTTTCTTAATATGCTGTTCAATCTCTGCTTTAGAAATCTCCATCAATTGTTTAGACACTTGATCTGCAATATCTTTCTCTAATCCACTCTTGATGAGTTTGATAATATCTGCTTCTGTTCCAGAAATTGTCATTTCAGGTGCACTCATTGCACAACTCCCCAATCATCTGCCATCATATCTGTCTGACTCGGGGCCCAGACTGCAATTGTTCCATCGACATTCTTGATATCGATATGAGCTCGATATGTAATGTCAGTTCCTTCTGGAAAGATTCCAAGAAGTGGAGGATAATTCACATCAAATTGTGAGCCTGGAACCAGGAAGATGAACATTCCTTTTCCATTCCATCCAGCCCTGGAGAGCTTATCTCCATTTTTCAATCGTTCAAGTGCAATAGAGAATGTGAACATATAGGTACTCCTAGTGTAATGGGAGAATCTTCTGAGCAATCGGTATCTCTCTCAACACCTCCAATCTACCTGCAAGAATGAAACATAATTTCTCTCGTGCTTCTATGGTATAAGTGCCATCGAGAAGGATGGAGCAATAGTGTGCAATCGCTGCGAGCTTGAGATCGATTTCATCTGCAGGGTAAGCACTCAATCGTTTCTCAAGTGCAGGATGCAGACCTGTGGCGAGCTCTTTATTCAGAGCAATGTATCCTTCTGGGAAGAATTCAATGATCGTTGGCATATCTATTCCTCCAAAACTCTCAGTTCAATCTTTGCAGGATCAATGCCTGGGCCAAGATTCTGGAAAACTTTAAATCCTGCAGCATTCTTATGTCCACCTCCACCAAAGATTTTTGCGATTGCAGATACATCGTAATCACCAACTGATCGAAGAGACCAAAGGATTGCACCTGTATGATCTGCCCAATAAGTTGCTCCGAAAGTTCCAGAGTTGAGAGCGAGAATGTTACCTACCTCGGAACTGAATTGAGGAGAACAGTTGGATGCGAGACCTTTGAACTCTTTGTCAACTTCGAAATCGTCAGTGATTGGTTCAAAGATTGTGATCTCCCTACATTCTTTCACAATCTCAGATGCAATCTGCTTGTGTTGGTAATCTAGATGCTCACCAATGTTGATGATATTCTCAATCGATTCCTCAATCTGGGCCGCCAGCCGAGTATATGATTTGAAATTCCTGGGTGTGATTGCAACTACAGCATTTACAGCTTTCGATGCATGCCAGACAAAGAGCCAGAGATCTCGATCCTCGACATAGGAGATAAGTTTCGGACGATTTGTTTCTCCATACGTTGGACCATTGCGAGATTCATAGAAATAATCCCAAGTGATCCCTGCACCAGATCGAGCCATGTCGAAAACAATGGTGAGATTTGCAGGCTTAGTTTCCCAATTGATTGTATCTGCAAGATCAGCTGCTGCGGTTTTATGGTGATCTAGGAGAGTTACATGATTGGCTGTGTTGCAGATGTATTCAAGAGCATCTCTAGGGAACGAGAAGTCGAGAATGAATACATCATGTTCTATGAAATTCATTGAAGCGATTGGATCCATCCCATATTTGTAAGGGAGATATTGTACGCCGCCGGCATAACCACTCTCCATCAGTGTGTGGAATGCCCAAGCAGATGCGAATCCATCCATGCAGTTGTCATGGTAGATTACAATCGCACGATCAGATGTAGGGTTATGCATGTAATTTTCTCTCACTGAAACGAACAGTTGATGATTGGAGCCCGAGGAGTTTCTTTTTCGCTCTTGCTCTTAGATTATATTCTGCAGATGACATTGGCTTGGGTTTCATCTTATCTTCCATCATGTATCCCCAAGTCCAGATGGCCACCCAGATCTTACCTCTGCGTTCCCAATCAATGATATGAATAAGTTTCTTATCTCTCAATCTTTTCATCCACCTGCCCATAGATTGTGGATGAAGACCAATCAATTCTTGAAGTTGATCTTGAGAGTACTCTGAATCATTGAGTAGTTCACAGAGTTTGATGACAGCTGTGACATTGATTGACATAGATCATCCAAGCTTCTTATCTGCTCGCTCAATCGCAGCTTTGTCTGAGTACTTGAGTTCTACATATCGCTTAGAGAGCTTATCTGCATTCCCTTGGAACACTTCACCAGGAAGGATTCCATAGAGATTCATAGTTGCTTGGACATACCACATGATATCTCCGAGCTCTTCAATCACATTGGCACGGTCGGGAGCTTTACCGTAGATACATTCTCGCTTGATGTTATCTGCGAGTTCGCCTGCCTCACCTGCCACACCTAGAGCACAATGAAGTTTCATCAACTGTTCAGTCTGCGGTTTGATGAGTCCACGAACGAAATCATCGTATCGAACTACTTCAGTCGAGGGAGGAAGATTTCCGGTCGGATCATTGATATAGATATTCACATATGCATGAGGAATCATTCTGCACTCTCTTTCATTGCTTGTTCAAAAGAAATATTTGTAATGCTCAAGATCTGTTTGGTTTCATCTTCGATCGGTTTCTCACCTCCGAGAATAATTACTCTACTTAATTGTTTAGTTGTGTCATCGAAAAACTTTGCTTCTTCATACACCGGCATCATGTAATGTCGTTGAAATCGTTTAGCATTGGAAGTCTTTCCACAACCTTGAGGACCGTAGATATATAGAATCATTTCAGGATACTCCAATTAGTTTTCGTTCATCAAGAGTTAAAAGATCGAAATCGATTGTGGTGTTATCTACATAGTTAGCCACTTTCTTTTTCGGAAGGAAACCACCATTCGGCACGGCTTGTAATTTCTCAGCCATGATTAGATTCTGTAGTAGTGTAGATAGATCAGACATTTTTTCGAGATCAGCACTGATGTGTGCCCAGATCATTTTAAATGTCAGGATACCTACATGAGATTGAGAAAGCTGTACAATTTTATGTGATACATCTGCATGTTTACTTTTCCCAAACTCTCCTAAGGCCCGCGGCATTGAATATTCCGCATGCGTAAGTATAGTATTTGCGTAGATAACATCTCGTTCATCAATTTCAACTGAGAGACGAGCTGCTGCAACGATGAGGCAGAGTTTGATGAGATGAGTAAATCGTCTATTCGAATACGATTCAAATCTGACATCATCAATTCGTGTGTCGCTGTTATAAATTCTTTCAAGGAGAGCGCGTCCAGTTGTTGTCGCGGTGGCCCTCCCGTGTACGGTTGTTTTAATTTTAATGAAATGTCTAACAATGTCTGCAGTTGTACTTTCACTCGCTCTCTCTGGAAATGCAATTCGTTTGCCACTTGGTTCTCCATAAATAAGTAAGAGTCTAGAAAAGAAACCTTGACCTAGAATATCTGATGGAAATGCCATCGAGAATCCTGTAGGTGTATTACCTCCGAGAATCGAAATGGTAGGATTCTTAATCGCTATCGATTTACCTGTCTTGATTCGATTCTTGTATATGCCTGTGTAATCCCAAAGTGATCCGAGCAGAGATACGAATTCTAAATTCCCATGGCCCATGAAATCATTGAACTCATCTGCCATTACAAAACACTCTTTGTCTGGGGAAGATTCGAGGTTGTTATCTCCATCGCCCCAAAGATTTGTGTCGAGAAAGTTAGATGCTTTGGTGGCCGCGTCTGGTGTATCTTCTTCACCTGAGATATCCATCAGGAACTTTTCTTTAGATGTCTTCTCTGCTGCTATGGTATCGTAACCTGCAGCTTTAATGATTGTTTTTGCTAGCTTAATCGATGTAGATTTTTTTGTACCTGAAGAGCCTATCAGCATTGCATAGATGTTGGGATTGATATTGAAATTACCATGCTCAAAATAGAATTGCCTACCAAGAAAAGCACCGAGCGAAGTAATCATACTCCATCGATGGAAGTTCGTAGGTACTTCATTGTTAGCTGAGTATGTCAGATACGAAGAGAAGAAATCATCTCTTGGTTCTGGCACAGGAGGAAGGCTCACTAATGTGAGTGGTGGACCCATATACTCCAACAGTTCTTGTATTCTAAGATTCCCTGAGATTTATTCTTTACGCGATTCTGACCTTAAAGGACGATCAGATCGTTGAGCGTAGTAATCTTGGAGAGGCTGTCCATGATATAGAACATCTCCAAGTTCTTTCAATGCTGGGTGTGCTGTATCGAAAGTATTTAGAGCTCGTGCAATCAGAGCTTTGAACTGAGGCATGATCTCATTTGGGATGATGATGTGATATTCAAAGGATCGCTGATCTACTTTGATAGCTGTGTTGGTTGATTTGATTTCAAGAGTCATTCTGTTTCACTCCAATATTTGGCTGGTTTAAAATCTGTCCCACTGCCCTTACCTAGTTTAAGCGCTGCTGGGACTGTGAATGTTCTATGAGTTCCAAATACATCGCGGACCGTAACAGGAATCTCCATGCAGCCCCTGAC